ACCATGTCCAATCGGCAATTGGCTAAAAAGTACGGAATTTCGCCAACAGCGATCAATAATCGGATCGTGCGTGAAGGCTGGACCGCCGACGGACCCGACTATGACCAGGTCGTGACCGACGATACCGAACTTCTGACCCTTAACCTTCCTGACGGTAAAGGGGTTGTGAAGAAAAAGGACACCGCTGAACATCTGCGAAAGCGTGCTAAGGATTTGGCGCAGCGTCTCCTGGCGGAAATCGAGGACGTGACGACCTACGAGTCCGAGATTGCCGAAATCATCATCAAGGAAGAAACCGACCCGATCCGTCGGCGCGCAGCCTTGAAAGCGATCAGCACTGGCGAGCGGATCAAGAACCTGAAAGAAATCACATCCATCATCGACGCGGTCGATCCCAAGCGGAAAATCGCCAAGACCGCCAAGACCGCCGAAGCCGCCGCCGACAAGCCGCAGGGCAAGAAAGCCGAACAACAGGCTGAAGCCGAAAAGATCGCCGCCGGCCGGTTCGCGCCACGATCTGGACCGCCGCGGCTGGTGGCTAACGGATGACTTCAACCATCATGCCGCAAAAGCCCGGTTACTATCTGTGGCGTCCAGATGACGCAATGGCGGGATTGCTTTTTATGGGGTGACTTCGTCGCGCCGCTTGCTGAAAACGGAAAGAAACCGACACAATGAACACCGACCGCGCCGCCATGCCGGCCGCATTCAGTCCGGAACAGCCTGTTCGAAATCTTGTGTCCGAAACCACCGACCGCGGCGGAATCGTCCGTCTCGAATATTGGCCTGATGACGGATATGTCCTGTGGTATCACGGGCGTGCTGTCTGGAAATCTTGGGAGAATGAGACATGAACACCGACCGCGCCGCCGTCATCACCCACAAGCACATCGCCCGCGTCCGTCAGTTGCTCGGCGAGTTCGCAATCGAAATGATCAAGCGTGGCGACCGCCACGATGCGTCCAAATTCGAACCGGTCGAACTGGAACCGCTGCAGCGCATGCAAGACCTGATCGACAAGGAAGGTCAGGCGCAGTTCGGAACCGACGAATACAGTCGGCGAACGGCGATGCTCGGCGACATGATCACGCATCACCGCGCCAACAACAGCCATCATCCGGAACACTATCCGGACGGGATTGCCGGCATGGACTTGTTCGACCTGGTCGAAATGTTCTTTGACTGGAAAGCGGCGAGTGAGCGCGGCGAATCGCCGACCATGAACCTCGGCGCCGCCTGCGACAAATACAACGTTGCGCCGCAGTTGCGTTGGGTGCTGTTCAACACCGCCGAACGATTGGGTTACAAGCCGTGACAGGCTGGTGGATCATACCGTTCAGCGTCTGCGCAGCTATCGGCGGCCTCTATTACCTCACGTACGCATTCCGCCATAGCGGCCGGTTGAAGGAGGGCACAGCGCTCCTTTATTTGCTTCTCGGACTGCTCGGCATAGTAGGTGGAATTGGCTTCCCGTTTGCCTTTCATGGTGCCTATTGAGACGCCAATATCGGTAAACATCGCGAGTATTAAAACGCCGATAAGGCAAACGACAGCGACCGTTACAGCCGCTGGCGATGCTCCGCACCCACATTGTGGGGAATGGTGGAACGGTCACTGCGGTTTGCGCGTTGAGTAGCCCACAGGGCAAAAATTGCCGGTTCGGTATTGCCGAACACACGCGAGACGTGCTTATAGTGCAATACGGCCGAGAAATCTCGCCGTTATGGATAAAGGAAATTGGCCATGACATTACGTGTCTTACAGAGGGTGAGGGATCTTTTCTCGCCGGCTGGGACGGCCGAGGTGCGGGAGACCCGCCAGCCTTATTTCAGCGACTCAGAGATCGGCTTGATAAAGCTAAAGCTCAGGGAAAATAGTGCGGTTGCTCTGCAGAAGCAGAAAGAACGCGGCACTGCTGTGCACCCTCGAATTTTGGCGGCGCGCGAAAACGGCGCTGCTGTTTAGCGCGGAGCATATCACGGATGACCATCTACACGCCGCTGTTTCCGGACGTCTTCAATTAGTTATTGGAATTTATTGTTAATGATGGTATGGCGTTCATCATGAGCATCATAACACCGCCCACTTGGTCAACTGCCTGTCCTGACTGGCAAAACCGAATTCTGAACCGACAAAGTTTAGTCCCGTTTGATCCGTTGTTTCCGGAGGAAGCATCTTATGCACTCGGTGTGTTTAAGGAGCTTCGAATCGGCGACATGGCGGGTAAACCGACGTTCGGCGAAGTCTGTGCGCCGTGGGTGTTTGACTTTGTGTCCGCGATTTTCGGTGCAACAACACCGGAAGGCGGCGCCCAGATGATCAACCAGTTTTTGCTGTGTATCGCCAAAAAGAACACAAAAGCACTTGCGTTAAACACACCCATTCCGACACCGTCCGGATGGACAACGATGGGTGATCTGCAGGTCGGTGATTCCGTGTTCGGCGTTGACGGAAAACCATACAAAGTGATCTCCACCAGTGAAGTTTTTCAAGACCATAAGTGTTATGAATTGACTTTCAGCAATGGTCAGAAAGTTGTTGCCGACGCTGGTCATTTATGGATGACGCACGCGCTTGCCGACAATCCTGGAAGTGGTGTCGGCAATAAAAGTTTGAATCGAGGGAAGCGACGAAATCGAGTTCGCACGACACAAGAAATCGTTGACACGTTGTTTCGTCCAGGTGACGGCGCCCGTAATCACAGCATGCCGCTGCCGGAAGCGATTCAGTGCGAACCAGTTGATTTGCCGATAGCTCCTTACACTCTCGGTGCGTGGCTAGGTGACGGCACGTCGCGTGCCGCGCAGATTACAATTGACCCTGCCGATAGTGAAATTCTCGACGGAATTCGCGCTGATGGGTGGCCGGTTCGGTTTCGTCACAACAATGGTAGTAAAGCTGATTCTTACGCCATTTCTGACGGGGATCGCTCGCAAACGGCGCGCAATGTGTGTCTCGCGACACGATTGCGGAACGCAGGACTCATTCAAAACAAGCATATTCCTCGGGCATACTTCCGTGCGTCATACGACCAGCGTTTGGCGTTGCTGCAAGGTCTCATGGACACTGACGGATGTGTCAATAAAAACGGAAAAGTGTTGTTTTTTGTTGCGAGCAACGAACGTCTTGCGCGTGACTTTCGCGACTTGTTGTCCACTTTCGGTGTCAAAAGTTCATTTATTGAACGGGATGTGAAGTGTAACGGTGTGCCGGCAGGGACTTCGTTTTTTGTCCAGTTCATGGCGTTCCGCGATCGTCTTCCGTGCTTTCGATTGAAACGCAAGCTGGATCGGATGAAAACGTCGGATCGTGTCGGAAACAAAGCCCGTAGCCAAACCATTCAGTTCACTGAAGCGAAAGAGGTTTCATCAGTCCCTGTAAAATGTATTTCGGTTGATTCACCGGACCATCAGTTTCTTTTCGGTGAAACCATGTTACCCACGCACAACAGCACGATCGCCGCCGGCATCATGATGACTGCGCTGATCATCGGCTGGCGACCGGACGAAGAACTGTTGATTCTGGCGCCGACGATCGAAGTCGCCGGGAACAGCTTCAGTCCGGCCGCGTCGATGGTCCGCGCCGACCCGGAATTGCAATCGCTGTTCCATGTCCAGGTCAACACGCGAACCATCACGCACCGCGTCAACAATACGAAATTGAAGGTCATTGCCGCCGACAACGACACCGTGTCCGGTAAAAAGGCCGGTCGTATCCTGATCGACGAATTGTGGTTGTTCGGGACGAAGCCGAAGGCAGCGGCGATGCTGCAGGAAGCGACTGGCGGTCTTGTGTCCCGTCCGGAAGGGTTCGTAATCTATCTGACCACGCAGTCCGACTATGCGCCGGCCGGCGTGTTCAAGGACAAGCTGGATTATGGCCGCGCCGTCCGAGACGGCCGGATCGTCGACAACACTTTCCTGCCGATCATCTATGAATTCCCTGATCACATCCTGAAGGCGGAAGGGTATTTGAACCCTGAAAACTTCTATATGACCAACCCCAATATCGGTCTGTCGGTCGGCAAGGACTGGATCGAACGGACGCTGAACCAGACGACCGAGACGAAGGCGCGTGCAACGTTCCTCGCCAAACACCTGAACGTGGAAATCAAGGGCGCCATTTCGGCCGACAGTTGGCCGGGTGCGGAGTTTTGGCCGCGGACCGCCAAGCCGGAAATCACCTATGAAGCGATGTTGTCCGAGTGCTCGACAATCTGCGTCGGCGTCGACGGTGGTGGCCTGGACGATCTGTTCGGTCTGTCGCTGGTCGGCCGTCATCGGGAAACAAATGAATGGTGGTGCTGGTCGCACGCGTGGGCGCATACAAGCGTTCTCGATCGGCGACAGGCGATTGCCAGCCGACTGCGTGACTTCGAAGCGGAAGGCAGCTTGACGATCGTCGACGACAAGCTTGAAGACCTTTCGTCCATCATCGCCATTATTCAGGAAATCAAGGATCGCGGTTTGCTCGCGATGGTGTCCGTCGATCCGGCCGGAATCGGCGAACTGGTCGAAGCGCTCGCGGAAATCGGCGTCACGCAGGATGACAAGAACCTGGTTGCCAGTCCGCAGGGTTTCCAGCTGATGAACGCGCTCAAGACCGCCGAACGCAAGCTTGCCCGGTCCCTGATGTGGCACGACGACAGCGCAATGATGCAATGGTGTGTCGACAATCTCCGGATTGAACCGACGGCGACGGCGATCCGCGCGACCAAGATGCATGCCGGCGAGAAAAAAATTGATCCGGCAATGGCGATGATGAACGCCGTCCAGGTCATGACGCGCATGCCGGAACCGCCGCGCGTGCCGACATACCAAATAATGGTGCTCGGTTAGCGGTTGACAGCCGCCGGGAATGTGTATAGACCTCTTTACACACCGCGCTAGTCCCGACGGTGAAGGCTGTAAAAATATCGGGAACGTGAGAGACGCCGACCGCCCGCTGTGTAAATCCGACCTGATCGGCCGATAGGGAAGGAAGCGCAGCGGGCATCAAATTCGCCCGAACGGGCAAGACTGCTGAAGCTCCGACCGTCGCAAGACGGGCTTTACATCGTCCCACGTCGGACAAGGCGATGGCCTAGCAAGTAAGGTATGATTGGCGCGGCCACGGCGTCAAGCTTGCACAGTGGCTCTCATATTTGACATAGCAGCCGGTCAAGGTTAATTATTTGGTATCCGTATCAAACGATTGGCCTTGACCGATGACTGAAAAGACCGCCTTTTGGCATTCCTTCACTGAAGTAAAGGCCGTACCGAGTGGCGATGGTCGGCGGATTTTTTCAGGGATGGCGACGACCGACATCGTCGATCGCGTCGGCGACACCGTCAATCCCCTCGGTGCCAGCTTCAAGAATCCCCTGGTCCTGCTACACCAGCACAACCACGAAAAGCCAATCGGCACAGTGACGTTCGAAAAGCCGACGTCCAAGGGGATCAAGTTTACCGCTGAAATTCCTGTCGTCGACGAACCCGGTTCCTTCAAGGATCGCGTCGACACGGCATGGGCCGAAATCAAGTCCGGCGTCGTCCGCGCCGTCAGCATCGGCTTTCGCGCGATCAAGTATGCGTATCGCGACGCAGGCGGGATCGACTTCCAGGAAATCGAGATTTATGAACTCTCGACAGTATCGGTTCCCGCCAATTCGGCGGCGATGATAGACAGCGTGGCAAAATCTGTTATATCATCACATGAGAATTTCGACATTGCTGCACTCGCCGCGTCAGGCACCACCGCAGCAACCGTCGAAAACCCGCCCCGCGTTCAGGGCAAGAAATCCGTCAACCTTGCCTTAAAGGGGAGCAAACCCATGGCTAAGTCTATCGCCGAACAGATCGCGTCGCTGCAGGCTTCGCGTACCGAAAAGGACGCAGCGCGCGCCGCTGTAATCCAGAAGTCCATGGACGAAAATCGTTCGACTGACGCTGCCGAACAGCAGACGTTCGACGAACTTTCGTCCGAAATCGATGCTATCGATGGCGACCTTGTTCGTCTGAAGAAGATGGAAGTTTCGAACGCCGCGACCGCCCGTCCTGTGACCGCCGCTGCCGGCGGCACCGTCAAGACCGGCGAGGAAGGCACGGCCGCCCGTTCGGCCATCGTCCTCAAGCAGGCCGCACCGGCGCCCGGTATCCGGTTCACCCGTCTTGCTCGCGCCAAGGCGCTGGCACGTCTGGACCACATGAACCTTAGCGATGTAGTCGAACATCACTATGGCACGCGTGACCCTGACCTGGTCGGCTTCGTCAAGGCAAACGTCATCGCTCACAACACTGTGACAGATGCTGCCCTGATCGGCAATGAAGGCGGTTTCGCCGACTTCGTGGAATTCCTGCGCCCGATGACCATTCTCGGTCGGTTCGGCAACAACGGTATCCCGTCGCTTCAGCGCGTTCCGTTCCGTGTTCCCCTGGTCACGCAGACCGGCGGCGCCGTCGGTTATTGGGTTGGTGAGGGCAAGCCCAAGCCGCTGACCAAGATCACCTGGTCCAACCGCGAAATGGCACCGCTCAAGGCCGCTAACATCGCTGTCGCCACCATGGAACTGTTGCGCGATTCCAGCCCGTCGGCCGAAACGCTTCTGCGTAACGATCTCGCCGCTGCTATTGCCGCTGTCATGGACACCGCGTTCATCGATCCGGCAAACGCTGGCACGGCGACCGTCAAGCCTGCGTCGATCACGAACGGCATCACACCTGTTCCGTCGTCCGGCAACGATGCCGCTGCCATCCGCGAGGATGTCCAGGCCGCGATGGCCGGCTTTATCGCCGCCAACAACCCGCTTCAGTCCGGTGTCTGGATCATGTCGGCGTCGACTGCTCTTGCACTGTCCATGCTGCGGACAGCGCTCGATCAACCGGAATTCCCCGGTATCACCATGCAGGGCGGAACGTTCGTCGGTCTGCCTGTGATCGTGTCGCAGTATGTCACCGATTATGTTGTTCTCGCCAACGCGCAGGACATCTATTTCGGCGATGACGGCGGTGTCCGGGTCGATATGTCCACAGAAGCATCGCTGCAGATGATGGACAATCCGACCAACGATTCCATCACGCCGACTGCGACTGACCTGGTGTCCATGTTCCAGACGAACAGCGTCGCCTTCCGCGCCGAACGGACGGTCAACTGGATGCGTCGCCGCGACAGCGCGGTCCAGGTGATCGAAGACGTTGCATGGGGTCAGCCCGCCACTTCGTAATGCGTCGTCGGGTTCGGGCGGTTCCTAACGGGACCGCCCGTCTCATATGATACGGAAGGATGGACCCATATGCCGACCTACATCACCAATCGGAACATGACTTACAACACCCGCCGACTGAAGGCCGGTGACGAATTCGAGACATCCCGACGGGATGGCGATCTACTGGTTAAGCTCGGCAAGGCGCAGCATGTCCCGAATGCTCTCGCGCGGTCAGCTTTTGTGCCGCCCAAGCCGCCCGTTGTCACACCTATGCCGCCCGTCGCGCAACAGCCGCAGACACCTGCGCCGGCCGCGATCGTCACGCCGGAATCGGAAGCATCCGAATCCACGCCATCGACCGACACGCTGGCAACCGTCCGCGCCGAATATGAGGCCGCAGTGGGCAAGCGTGCGTTCCATGGTTGGGACGAAGCCGAATTGCGTCGCCGGATCGCCGAACACCAGGACGCCGGCAGCAGCTGACACATGGATATCATCTATCCCTATAAGCGCAGTCCGGGCGATTTCGAACTGCGCTATTCGCTTAGGTCGCTGGTCAATGTCCCGCATTCGCGCGTGATTGTTGCCGGCGACATTCCTTTGTCCATGTCTGACGATCTGACCAAGATCAAGAACCCGCGTTCCGGCGCTGATCGCTATATGTCGTCCACGGCGAACATATTTGCGGCCATGGCTCGCGCGGACGTCTCGGACGAATTCCTGGTGATGAACGACGACATTTTCGTCTTGCAGCCGTGGACGTTCCGACATGAGCACAGATGCACCATTCGTGAATCGCTTGCCGATCCGTCCGTCAAAGGCGACTATCGCGAGCGGATCAATTCAACACGGGCGCTCTTGCGATCACAAGGTATCAACGAACCGTTGTTTTTCGGACTGCATACGCCGACACAATACAACCGTGCGAAACTGGTCGAACTGATGCGGGAATTCCCGATGCCGAAGCATAAATATTTGCTCCGGACGTTATATCATAACGTGTTTTCGCAACCCTCTATCCGTCGCGACGATGTTAAGCTAAAGTCATGGACAGAAGGTGTCGAATATACGGGTGACATCCTGTCCATTTCCGACAACGTCGCCGCCCTGCCGTCGTTCAGATCATGGATCAACGAACGGTTCCAGGTGGCATCGCGATACGAGGTTCTTTGATGGCGTGGTTCGGGATCGGTCGAAAGCAAGAGACGAAAACCCTTTCATCTGTGGGTGGTAGCGGTCGAGGCACAGGCTGGTATTCGATCATGGAATCGTTTGCCGGCGCCTGGCAGCGTAATATCGAAATCAAGCGCGACCTGGTCCTGTCCAATCATGCTGTATTCGCCTGTCAAAGCCTGATCGCGTCTCATATTGCAAAGCTTCCTCTTGGGCTTTGGGGAAAAGACAGCAGCGGCGTTTGGGTCGAAACGACTAATCCCGCTTACAGTCCGGTCTTGCGCGCGCCGAACGGCTATCAGAATACGCAGCAGTTCATTGAAAGCTGGATCATTTCCAAGATGCAGTCCGGCAATACATACGTGCTTAAAGAGCGCGATGGCCGCGGCGTCGTCATCCGTCTGCACATCCTTGACCCGCGTCTGGTCACCGTCCTGGTGTCCGATGACGGATCGGTGTTCTATGACCTGTCGAACGACAATCTTGCTGGTCTGGACGGCGGAAACGTTCGCGTTCCGGCGAGCGAAATCATTCATGACCGCTTCAATTGCCTGTTTCATCCGCTGGTCGGTATCTCGCCGATCTTCGCGGCCGGTCTTGCAGCGACACAGGGTCTTGCGATCCAGGAAGACAGCGCCGTTTTCTTCAAGAACGGCGCTCGGCCGGGTGGCATTCTGTCCGCGGCCGGCGCGATCGGCGACGATACAGCCGCGCGCCTGAAAGCCTATTGGGATGAAAACTATAGCGGCGCAAACGCTGGTAAGGTAGCAGTTCTTGGCGACGGTCTGAAATACGAAGCGCTGCGCGCCAAGTCGACCGATTCGCAGATGATTGAACAGTTGAAATGGTCGGCCGAAATCATCTGCGGCATATATCGCGTCCCGCCTTACATGATCGGCGTCGGCGCCCGACCGGCATATGACAGCGCGCAGGCGGCAAAGCTCGAATTCTATGAACTTGCACTGGATTATTTGGTCGTTGCAATCGTCAAGCTTCTGGACGAAGGTCTAGGCTTGGACGGTGTGACCATGGGTGTCGATTTCGACATTGATCAGCTGATGCGGATGGATGCGTCGACGCAGATGGAAGTTCTGGAAAAATCCAAGGGCAAGATGACTCCGAACGAACAGCGCAAGCGTCTGAACCTTGGTCCGAAAGAGGGTGGCGATTCGCTCTACATGCAGGAACAGGACCACAGCCTGGAATATCTTTCGTGGCGTGACTCTCAATTGCAGCAAGGCATTGATCCAACCGCACCCGCTGCCGAACCGGCGCCGACCGCCGACAACGATAATGAAGCCGAACTTGCGGCGCAGGCCGATAAGGCTATGATCGCGATTTTCAAGGGGCTGCGCTGATGCCGTTCGATGGTGAAAAATTCGGTCAGGATGTCGTCCATGCGGTCAATGACAGCATAGAACGATCCCTTGCGCCGCTGATGGCGCGGCTCGACGCGTTGGAAGCGCTTGGCGTGCGTCATGGTGTCGACGGCAAGGACGCCGACATGAATGCTGTTCGACTGATGATTGTCGAAGAATGCAAGGACGTCCGCGCAGGTCTGGAAAGCACACTTGGTCCGGAAATGCAGGCAGCAATGTCTGTCATGGTCGCCGAAGCGGTTAAGGCGATCCCCGTTCCGGTCGCTCCTGAATTGCCTGATATCGCTGGCATGGTCGCCGAAGCGGTCAAGGCGATCCCGCCCGCGCGCGACGGCAAGGACGCTGATCCTGTCGACATCGACGCTATCGCTGACCAGGTCCGCGCATCGATCGTGATTCCAGAGTTGCCGGAAATTGTCATTCCGGAACTGCCGGATATCGCCGGCATGGTCGCAGAAGCGGTCAAGGCGATCCCCGTTCCGGTCGCGCCGGAACTGCCGGATATCGCCGGCATGGTGGACAACGCCGTTTCCAAGGCTGTCGAGGCGATCCCGCCCGCGCGCGACGGCAAGGACGCTGATCCTGTTGATGTCGATGCGCTCGCCGAACAGGTGCGCGCGGCTGTCGTCGTTCCTGAATTGCCCGACATCGCCGGCATGGTCGCCGAAGCGGTCAAGACTATTCCCGTTCCAGTCGCGCCGGAACTGCCCGACATCGCCGGCATGGTCGCCGACGCGGTCAAGGCGATCCCGACACCGAAGGATGGAACGTCGATCACTGTTGACGACGTCCGGCCGCTGATCGACGAGGCAGTGTCCAAGGCGGTCGAGGCGATCCCGACACCGAAGGACGGACGCGACGGTGTCGATGCCGTGGATTGTCTGATCGACAAATTTGGTCATCTGGTCTTCACATTCTCGAATGGAAAAACAAAGGACGTCGGTCAGGTCGTCGGCGATGACGGCGTGGATTGTGATTTCGACGGTGTCTGGAAGCTGATCAACCAAAAGCTTGATTCTTGGCCGAAGCCGCGCGATGGCATGGGCTTTGATGATTTGTCGATGGAACACGACGGCGAACGAACATTCAAGTTTGTCCTGGCGCGTGATGATGAGCGCAAGGAATTTTCCTTTACCATGCCGGTTGTCCTGGACCGCGGCGTTTTCGACGAAGCAAAAACCTATGCGCGCGGCGACGCAGTGACGTGGGCGGGTTCAAGCTGGATCGCGCAGACCGACGAAGCCAAGGAAAAGCCTGGCACCGGCAAGCAATGGCGTTTGTCCGTCAAGCGCGGATCGAACGGCAAGGACGGCGTGATGACGATTCCGCGGCCGAACGTGCCCGTGAAATTGGGGGTTTGAGATATGGCGCTCCTGGTATCTCCTGAAGCATTCGGCGCCCGCGTCAATCTGGACCTTGATCCGAACGGACAGGACGATCGACTGCCGAATGTCACTCTCGCGCTAACACAGGCGCAGGACGCAGTCATTGATTACCTCAAGATTGCGGATGACGACATGGTCTGGACGGACGCCGACGTTCCGCCGCGGGTGTCGTCTGCAATTATGCTGGTCGCGCAGGCGTTGCTTGACGACAGCAAAAGCGCGGAAATGTTGTCCGGACTCGGCACCAGCGATCCGCGAAATCCGGTTGTTGCATTGCTCATTCGCATGCGCGATCCTGCGTTTGCGTGAACCATAGGAGAGTTTCATGGCTGATCTGACAATCACAGCAGCAAGCGTCGTCGCCGCAGACAACGCCGTCAAGGAATCTGCCCTTGCTGGTGAGACGATCACAGCTGGCAAGGCTGTTTACAAATCGCCGACGACCAAAAAATGGATGCTTGCCGATAGCAACTCGGCTACGGCTGCAGCCAAGACTGCAAACGGTATCGCGCTCAATGGCGCGTCGCTGAATCAGCCATTGACGGTCATGAAGTCCGGCGATGTGACGATCGGCGCCACGCTGACGGCAGGTGCCACTTATTTCCTGTCCGATACTGCAGGCGGAATTTGCCCGGATGCTGATGTCGGCGCCGGCGAAAACGTCTGTCAGATCGGTGTCGCCAAATCGACAACCGTTCTGTCGGTCAAGATTTTTGCACCAGGAGTTTCGCGCTGATGTGGGTCCGATTCACTGAACCATTCGACTACAAGCCTAAACGCTCGGTGACCTTGTCTTACAAGCCGGGTGACACTGTCAACGTCACCCGTGCATGCGGTGAAGCTGCGATTGCGGTCAAGGCCGCTGTCGAGTATCGTAAACCGAACAAAGACAGTGAACCGGAACCCGCGGTGACGGAATGACAGTTGACCACGCGCAGCAGATGCGGGAACGGGTCACGTTCCAATGGCGTGATTATGACGGACGTCCAGGCGCAACCAACGACTGGACCGATCAATTCACTGTGGCTGCGCGTTTGAAACCCCGCCTTACGGGCAGTGAAGACATCGTAGCCGGACGGATGACAGGTCGACAGCCTTATGTCATGACAGTGCGATCGGACAGGCGGTCACGGTCCGTGCGGCCGGGTTGGCGCGCGTATGATGCGCGTAAAGGGATGGGACCGAATAACGAACCTTTGCGATTGTTCGAAATCCTGTCGATCGCCGACGTCGGCGAGGATAACAAGTGGCTGGACTTCCTTGTTCGTGAAGGTGCGCCGGGATGACGACCAAAATCCTGAATGCCGATCGTCTTGTCCGAAAGCTACGCGCGTTCCCTGCGCGGGCGGAAGCGTTGATCAGGACCGCGATGGCACAGTCGGCCGATCAAACAGTCGCGCTGATGAAGTCGCTCGCACCGGTCGATTCCGGCGACCTGCAAATGTCAATTTCCTGGACATGGGGAGACGCGCCGAAAGGATCGCTCAAGATCGGACAGATCAAGTCGCGTGAAGGCAATATGCGGATCACCATTTTTGCCGGCGGCGGTGACGCATTCCACGCTAGATGGATCGAGTTCGGTCGGCGAGCATATACGGCTGGCGGGAAGTTTGCCGGTGCGCAGGTTCCTGCGACTCCTGCACAGCCATTCTTTTTTACTGGATTCCGTGCCACGCGTAAGTCCGCGAAAAGCCGCGTAAGCCGCGCGATCACGAAGGCTGCAAAGGAGATTGCCGCCAATGGTTGACGTGGTCAATGAGCTTCGGCAGGCGGTTTATGATGCGATGGACGGTTACACGCCGCTGCGCGCTGTCGCACAGGTTTTCGATGAAGTTCCGGAGGATGACAGGACCGTCCGTTTGCCGTATGTCTCGTTTGGTCCGATGAACTATGATCCGGAAAACGTGGACTGTATCGAAGGCGGCGAAATCATGTTACAAATCGACGTCTGGTCCAATGAACCGGGTCAGACACAGGTCACTCAAGTGGCCGGCTTGGTGCGAAAATCCTTGCGAGGGTTCGCGCCGGTCCTGTCCGAGAATGCCCTTGTCGAGTTCACCCATTGGCGCACCGATCACATGATTGACGGTGCGGTCAAGCATGCCTCAATTCGCTATATGGCGATTGTGGAAGAAAAGGACGGTAGTTCGTGAAGGTTGAACGCATCTGTAAAGCGTGTGGAAAGTCTTGGGTTGCGAATCGCGCCGACGCCACATGGTATTGCAGTCGTTCTTGCTATCGGAAAACAGTCGAACATCCCAAAGTTATGGCAAAGAAACGCGCAAGCGGTATTCGAGTAGTTGGCGGTACGGACAATTGCGTTCGATGCGGCGAGGTCTTCACGATCAAGGGTCGCAAATCTAACAAGTGTGAGACCTGCCGCAGAGACGTGCGGTTGGAATTATATCGTGATTACAACGCAAGTCCTGTTCGAAAAGACAAACTAAAGGATCGCCGACAAAATGATCCGAAGTATGCTATGGACCGTCGAATGGGTTGGGCTGTTTGGAATAGTCTGAAGCGTGAAGGTAAAGGCGATTCATGGGAAAATCTGGTAGGGTTCGGGGTTCCCGATTTAGTTAAACACCTGGAACGCCAGTTCACAGACGGGATGTCTTGGGATAACATGGGCGAATGGCATGTGGATCATATTATTCCGCTTGCTTCGTTCGAATATTCGTCTGCAGAAGACGAAGGATTTCGGGCCGCTTGGTCCATCACGAACCTGCGCCCGTTATGGGCGAAGGAGAACGTCAGCAAGGGCGCACAGCGTCTCCTTCTGATCTGATAGTGGGTAAAAACGAAGGAGCTTTGCGCTATGGCTATGGCCACGACAATCAAATCTGGAATGGTCCGAGTCCTTCTCGGTTCCGGTTCTTCGCCGATCGTTTACGCCGCTCTGTGCGGTTTCACACAGCGGTCGATCACGCTTTCCAAGAACCTTGAGGAAGTGAATATTCCCGACTGCGACGATCCCGACAAAATCGACTGGATCGGCCGCGATGCCACGTCGCTGTCCATGTCGATCAGCGGCGAAGGTGTTCTTGCGGAGGAATCCGTGGAAGAATGGACGGACGCGTTCGAAAGTGTCGACAGCACGCCGGTCAAGGTCGAAATCGAATTCCCGACCAAGACGCTGACTTGGACCGGATACATGCATATCGAAAGCATGGAAATGGGCGCCGCGAACGGCGGTCGTGCGACCAACAATATTTCGATGCAGTCCGACGGTCAGATGGTCCGTGTGGTGACCTGATGCAGGTGATTCAGTCGGCGACAAATCATTCAGTTTTGTCGCCGAACCGAAGACCGTATTATCCTGATTTGTACTACGCTGGTGACGGGGGCGTGTTCAAGACATGTTCGGTTTGCCAGCGTTTGAAGTCATTGAGTTCGTTTAACGCCAAGGCTTGTCGGATTGATGGTAAACGTGCTGAATGCCGCGAGTGTCAGGGTGTCAAACAACGCAAATATGCCGCTGAAAATACATCAGTAATTGTTAAGAAAAATCTACTTTGGCGGCATAACAATATAGAACGAGTCAGAAAAAGAAGTCGAGAACATGCTCGAAAACAACATGTAAAGAGTTATAAAAAAGAATATGAAAGATTAAATTTTGAACGTTTATCTGAATTAAGAAAAGAATGGCGGAAAAAGAATTCTCATAAGCGTAAAATATATAATGATAAACAAGTTTCAACTGCTAAAGGAAAGTTAGAGGCTGCTATTCGCGTGTGCGTTCGTAGTGAAATACGAAATGGTTCTAAAGGTGGCCGAAAGACTTTTGATCTTTTAGGTTACTCGACTACCGACTTGATGAACCGTCTTGAATCGCTTTTTCAAGTCGGAATGAGTTGGGAAAATTACGGTCGAGGAGGTTGGCATGTTGATCACATCATTCCGTTGTCGTCGTTTAAATATGAGACACCGGATGATCCGGATTTTAAACGCGCGTGGGCGCTTTCGAATTTGCAACCTTTGTGGCAATTCGATAACTTGAGCAAAGGTAGTCGCATGCCTGAATCTAACAATGAGGTCGTGAAATGCGCGATGCTCGACTGACTGGCATCACATTCGGTGACGGCGAATATGATTTCAGGCTGGCATGGGGTCAGCTTGTGGAGTTGCAAGAACGAGTAAACTGTGGCCCTTTATTCTGCTTGAACCGCTTGAACTCGGGCGAATGGCGGATCGAAGACATTTCGAACATCATTCGCCTGGGTTTGATCGGCGGCGGAACACCACCGTCGACCGCGCGAACCCTGGTCGTCCGATATGTCGAAGAACGACCGCTATTGGAAAACCATCTTCTGGCAGTCGTTGTCCTGCAAGCGGCGCTCATGGGTTCACCGGAGGAACCTGTGGGGGAGCAACAGGCGGCAAGTCCCGTGGAAGGGTCATCGACGACCTTCCCAACGGAAAGATCAGATTTGCCGCCATCTACGGAACCGGCGCCGCGATCGGCTTCACGCCGCAGGAAGTCAACGAAATGACCATGTGGCAGTTTATGGCCGCTGTGGACGGATACATTCAAGCGAACAGCCAAGACGACGGCAAATCCTTGTCCAAAAAGGAAGCCGACGACATTTGGAAGCGCATGCAGGAAATCACCGGCGCGGTGCAGTGAGGCTATTCAATGGCAACCGATCTTGAACGTCTTGTCGTTTCGCTGGACGCCGATATCAGGAAGTTCGACAGCAGCCTGAAAAAGGCTGTTGCGACTTTCAACGGCGAGACGCGCAAGATCGAAACGCGCGCCAAGACGATGCAGAAGTCGGTGAACACGTCGTTTGCCGATCTCGGCAAGGGATTTGTGTTCGGTGCCGTTGCGACTGCAGCCGCTGTGGCTTTCAAAAACCTTGCTGATAGTGCTACGCGAACGCAAAATTCGCTTAAGGTCGCGGGTCTGTCCGGTGAGGAACTGACCAATGTTTACCAGCAACTTTTCAAGGCCGCGCAGGACAACGCCGCGCCGATTGAAGACCTGGTTAAGCTTTACAGTCGGGTTTCGATCAACCAGAAAGAACTTGGCGTTTCGACGTCTCGATTGATCGGCTTCACGGACAACGTGGCGAAAGCCTTGCGCGTCCAGGGAACAACGGCTGAACAGGCACAAGGCGCCCTGCTGCAGCTGTCGCAGGCACTCGGCGGCGGCGTGGTCCGTGCGGAAGAATTCAATTCAATCCTTGAAGGCGCACCGACAATCCTGCAGGCGGTTGCAGCCGGTTTGACACGTGCAAACGGATCGGTCGCCGAACTGCGAAAGATCATGCTCGCAGGTCAGTTGACTTCGAAGGATTTCTTTGACGCTTTCGAGCGTGGCGCACCTACCCTGGATAAAAAACTAGCAGGCTCGGTCCTGACTATAGACCAAGCTTTGGTGCGATTGCAGAACTCCCTTATCGACACTGTTGGCAAGATGGATTCCTTGTTTGGTGTTTCGGAAAAGGTCGTGCTGGTTATCGGTGAAATCGCGCGCACCGTGGAAGGCTTTGGAAAGACGCTTCAAATAGTAGCTGATTCTGATTTGGCGAAATTCATTCAGAAGCTCGGCGAAATCACGGAAGCGCTACCGAAGGGAAGTTCCATTGACACAAAGCAGATACTGGACGCATTTGATGCAGAACGTGCGACCATTGCTGCGGATCGTATAGTCGACGCTCGCGAACGCATGGCGCAGGCGCTTGAAACGGCGATTAATCCTGAACTTGTGACACCTGATCAGCAACAGCAGCTTATGAAGCTGGCAACTGCTTTGCGCGACGGTAGCATGGGAGCGGATGAACTCGATACCGCGCTTTACACTATGGGATCAACGTTCGACAAGTTGCGGTCCAGTTTGCAACCATTAATTGATAAACTCCGTGAATTGAGCGGGGTTAAAGAAACTGTTTTGGATGAAATCACTATTGGCGGTGTCAATAATCGACCGGTGGACGCCGCGCGCGATACGTCAATCTATTCCGACACTTTGAAGCGTGATCAGTTCTTTGAACAGCGCAACGCCGAAGCGATGAAGACGGACTTGGAAAAGAACGTCGACACGCGCGCCAAGGCGATTATTGAAGCGGCGGCAAAAGTCGGTGTTGCTCTCACGGACGCCGCCGCGAAAATCCAGGCACGGTCCGAAATCACGACTGAACAGGGCGTCAAGACATTCGAGGGCGCCATTTCCGGTTATGTCGATCGCGTGATCAGTGTCGAAAGTGGCGGCAATACGAACGCGAAAAACCCTGATTCGTCGGCAACGGGTCTAGGTCAGTTCATCGAAAGCACCTGGCTTGACCTGTTCCGTCGGTATTATCCAGCCGAAGCGGCAAACCTCGGACGTGAAGGCATCCTTGCGCTTCGAACCGATGCGGCGATATCCAAGAATTTGATTGAGAAATACGCGCGCGAGAACGCGGCGGTTCTACAAAAGGCGGGCGTGTCCGTCGATGAAGCGGCGTTGCAGTTGTCGCATTTTCTCGGCGCGCGCGACGCCGCTAAGGTCTTGTCCGCTGCACCCGGAACGCCGCTTGCTGGTTTGATCACACCTGCCAGCATTGCAGCCAATCCGACGATCCTTGGTGGTGGTCGGACAGTCGACGATGCCATTGCCTATGCGCAGAAGCGTGCAGGCATGACCACGACCGGGACCAAGACGCTCGACACGCGCGAGAGCTTCGCCGCCAACATCGCCGAACAGCAGCGCATGCTGGAACAGTTGAAAGAGGAAAGCGGCATCCGTGCCAGCTTGAATCCGTTGGTCAGCGACTACGGTCGGAAGCTGACGGAAATGGAAAAAGCGCAAGAACTGTTCAACATGGCGCAGAAGGAAGGCACTGCGGCCGGCAAGGAACTGACCAGCGCGACGCAGCTGTTGACCGGCGACCTGACCAGCCTCACACCGGAAGCACGGGCACAGGCGGAAGCCATGCGCGCGCTCGCGCAGCAGTATGGCGTGACCGCTGCCGCGGCGAACCAGTTGAAAGAAAGTCAGGAAGCGGCGGCGAAGTCATCGACGGAATCGCTGGAACTGGCGAAGTCGGTCACCGGTGGCATCTTGTCCGATATCCGATCGGCGCTGTCGGACGGCAAAATCACCTGGAAGGAATGGGGTGAAATCGCCGTCAACGCCTTGAACAAGGTCGCCGACAAGCTGCAGGAAATGCTTTTGAACCAACTGTTCAGTCCAACGGGTGGACTCGGATCGTTGTTCGGCGGCTTGACGGGTGGTGGTTTCAATCTCGCGACGGCGACACCTGGACTGTTTGCCAAGGGTGGTTACACCGGCGACGGTGGCAAGAACCAGCCGGCCGGTATCGTCCATAAGGGCGAGTATGTTTTCGATGCGGAATCGGTCAAACGGCTTGGCATCGACAACTTGCAGGCACTGCGCGGTTATGCCAGCGGCGGCTTGGTCGGCCGCATGCCGCGCCTGCCTGGCATCAGCGGCGCCGTTCCGGAGGTTCATGTGGTGGTCGACGACGAAGGCGGCTTGCGTGCCTATGTCCAGCGTGAAAATCGCAAGACGGAAGCGCGCGTAGCGACGACCACGCGCGGGACGTTCGAAAACTATCGCAAGAACGACCTGCATAATGATATCAATGGGCACATGAAGAACCAGCGGCGCAGGGGTTAACAGATGGCAATCACATATCCGCTCGGTATCGCCGATTTTTGGGAACAGTTGCGGTTCGCCGATCGGCCGACGTTCATTCCGCAGCACAACAAAAGCCAGTCCATGTCCGGCGGCGGTGATGTGCTGTCGTCGTTCCGTGGTTCGCAGAAATGGCTGGTCAACGTCGTTCTCGCCGGTGGTTGGCACGACCGCAATCTGTTCACCGAAGCCGACATCATGTCCTTGAACAGTCGAGACGGGACCATCCTGGCGTATGATATCCGTCATCCGTTCCCTGCGGCCGATCCGGACGGATGGAAGCTGGACGGAATGTCCGTCACAGTCGCGTCCAAAGGATCGAATAACCGGTCCATTTCGCTTGCCGGATTGCGTGGTCAATTTGTTGTGACCAAGACCGACAAGATTTCAATCGCTTATGGTACGGGCAAGTATTTTCTGTGCGAGGTCCAAGAAACCGTTCAGGCCGACGACATCGGCGAGACACCTGAATTCGAGATTTGGCCACCACTGCCGACGACGACCGAGACAGTCGATGTCGGCGACGCCGTGACAATGCGTAAGGCTTGCGGTAAGTTCAAGCTTCAGGCCGGCAGCTACCGCCCGTCCGGCGGTTCCGGCAACATGGCTGCAGGCTTTTCGTTTTCTCTGATAAGTGTCCCGTGATGCAAATCTATTCCAGTGCGCTGACCAACTATCGAGCGGCCGGCAAAGCATTTTGGCCGATTCATTTCATATCCATCCGGGTCAAGGACAAGGACGATCCGTCCGAGTTCGTCCGTGCTAATTTTTGCACGGCCGACGACGACATGACCGTCACGATCACCGACCCGGACACGGGCGAATCAGTGTCGCGCACGTTTGCCGGCGGTGGTCACCTGATCAACATGGGCGATCTGACACGGTCCGAAGGCGCGGTTATTCGCTCGCATTCCTTCACGATGTCCGGCACGTCGTCTTTGGTCAAGGACATGATGTATGGCTACAACGCGCGGGAAGCGTTGTTCCAGTGGTTCGTTGGTGAGGTCGACCAGGACACTGGTTTGCTGATCGACGAACCACCTTGCGAGTTTGTCGGTTTCGTCAACACCATCGAATTGAAGGAAGGCGCTGTTACGGTCGACGGCATGGATGCGTCCGACGCCTATGTCCATGTCTCCGTTGATTCGCTGTCGGCTGCGCTGACTGATCGAAATTACGACATGCGGGACGACGAAGTCGGCAAAACGCGCAGCGGTGATCGGTTCTTTCAGTATGCCGACAGCGCACATCATTGGAATGTTCGATGGGGCAAGGACAAGAAACGCGAGAAAGACCGCAAGGGTCGACAGGGTGGCAAGGGCGGCGGCAAGGGTGGCAAAGGCAACAGCGGCACAGGCCGCGCGAGGGATGATTGATGAACCGGACAGCGATCCTTGCCGACTATGTCGACCGCGTCGCCGGTCGCAAGTTTCAATGGGGCGTGAACGACTGCCTGATCATGGTGGCCGGCGCCGTTGAACTGCTGACAGGTGTCGATCATGCGGACGGTTTCCGCGGCCGATACGGTTCACTGGCAGAAGGCAAAAAGCTGATCGGCACAACTCTCCTGCGGTTTGTCGCCGCGCGGCTGCAGCCGATTGAAGCCGTCCGCGCAATCGACGGTGATGTCGGCGCCGTCAAGCAAGGTCGGGAATGGGGATTCGGCGTCTTCATCGGTCCTTATCTCTATGTTATGACCGAAAACGGTATTGGTATTCTTCCGCGCACCGACGCGGTGAAAGCGTTCAGGGTTCCGTAAATGGCTGCAGTAATTGCCGCACCGCTGGTTGGTCTTGGTCTGTCTTCGACAGCTGCGACGACGATAGCAACGCTCGGTCTGTATGCGGCGACGACTGCGGCATCCATCTTCCTGCAAATGTCGATGATGGAAAAGCCGAAACAGGAAATCGGCACCAAACTAGATGCCGTGCTAGGCGGCGCGGTGAACCAGTCCATTCATATAGGACGCAAGGAAACCGCTGGTAGCTTCATTTACAAGGGTGCGTGGGGTAAGTCGGGCGGCGTGCCGAACGCATTCCTGGTCAAGGTTTATTGCCTGTCGGATCGACCTGTCGCAGGTTTCGAAGACTATGTATGGGTTGATGGAATCCGATGCAACTACGACCCGGAAGAAACCGATACGATTGACGGTTTCAATGTCGGTCATCCGATCAACAAATGGGACAGCGGCGGCGGTCATCGTCTTTGGGTGAAGTTCCACGACGGCGAACAGACCAGCGCCGACAACTATCTGCAAGACAAGTTCGGAACCGGTCCGCGCGCCTGGACCAGCGATCACATCGGCCGCGGTCGCGCGTATATGATCGTCACGCAGAAATACGACAAGAAAAATCCGACCGGTGAGGCCGAAGTTCTCGCCGTTGTCCAGAACAGCAAGCTCTATGATTTCCGCAATGACAGCACGAACGGCGGTAGCGGTTCGCAGCGGTATCCGGATGAAACCACATGGGGCGTCGAACCCGGCAATCCGATCACTTCTTCCTATCACCTGATGCGCGGTGTCTATCGCGGTAGTGAGTGGATTTATGGTGGTCAGAAGTGGCCGGCGACGCGCTTCGACACAGCGACATGGACGGCGGCGGCAAATAAGTGCGACACCGACGTTAACGTTGTCGGCGGCGGGACAATCAAATACTCGCGCGTCGGCGCCGAAATCGATGTGTCCGAAGAACCTTGGACCGTTATCGAGCGACTGTTGAAATCCTGTAATGGTCGCATCGTCGAATCGGGCGGTAAGTTCAAGGTCTATGTCGGCGGTATCGGTGCGTCCGTTCACACCTTCACCGACGATGATGTCATCCTGTCCGAAGAACTGACGGACAGTCTGTTTCCGACGCGTGACCAGATCGCCAACACGATCAATGGAACCTATGTTGAACCGGCCAATTCCGGCGAGGCCAAGGCTTACAAGCCGCGCACGAATGCGGATTATGTCGCTGATGACGGCGACGTCCGCAAGACCACGCTCGATTTCGATTATGTCCGTGACAATCGTCAGGCGCAACGGATGGCGAATCTGGCACTGAAAGATAACCGACGGTTCCGGACATTCGTCGTAGCCTTCTGGTCATGGGCGCGCAAGCTTGAACCGTGCGACGTGGTGACCTGGTCATCTGATCGGTTCCAGTTTGAAGCCAAGCGTTTCATTCTTGGCGACGTGATCCTGCGTGACGACGGGATCGTCATTGCCAATCTGCGCGAGGCCGATCCGAAAGACGACGACTGGACAACGTCGGATGAAGACGCATTCGAGACAGGCGTTTTCGAGGACGTGGACGAAGGCACGCAGACACTGACGGCGACAGTGACCGCTGTTCCATTTACCGACGACACAGGCAAGGACCGTCGGCCGGCCATCCGTATCGAGGCGACGTTGGATGATGACTTCGTCGACTGTTTTGCGCTGCGGTATCAGGTTCGCAAAATGTACGGCGATCAGCGAATTATTCACCGCGGGCGCTCGCAAGGGTTCTTCGAAGTCGGTAACGACGACTATGGCGACATCACGTTCACGTCTCAGTCGATCGCCACGCTGAAAGCGAAATGGGTCCAGGTTCGTTTCAAAATCCAGCCGGAAAGCGATCGTGAAACCGAGTGGTCCGATTGGGCTGATCATGCTGTCAATCTGAACGATCTCGGCATCGACGACGACGACACTTCGGACACATTACTTGCCGCGCCGACCAGCCTGTCCGTGACCAAGGTCCAGGACAAGGATGAAGACGGTACGATTCGGACGTTCCTGCGGCTCAATTGCACGGCGCCAGCGTGGGCGGGTGCGAAAGCCGAATTCATCTATGAAGTCGTCGTTACCGGCGATGACACATATCGAATCAAATCCAAGAGTGAAAAAGCTCGGTTCCGTGTCAATCGGACAAACCGCCTGCATACCGTGCGCGCGGCTGCGCGTAATGGTGTGGGTCAAATCTCGGATTGGACGGCATCGGTCGGCCTGACGCCATCCAAGAAATCGGCCGACGCGAGCGCAATCACGGGAATATCGATTGCCCGCAAGGTTGGTGCGAACGTCATTACATGGGACCGCATCAGCGATCCGGACAATCGCGAAGTCGCGATCATGCGCGGCACGACCAACATCCTCGCGTCCATGACCGAAATCGGCCGGACCAAGTCGACCAAGTGGCGCGACGATGAGAACATCACGAAGGGTGTTCGCTATTACTATCGTGTCCTGCCTGTCGATACGTCAGACAATGTCGGCGCGTCGGCATCGACTGCCGTGGACGAAGTCGAAACCGGTGTCGGCACATCCGACACGGATCGGACGACACTAGCGGCGCCGACCGGCATCAGCCTCACGCAGGCCAATCGGGACGTTGATAAGGACGGCACTGTCGACATCGCGTTGCTGACCACGTTCAGCGGCGGCGTGGCCGGTGCGACTGGATATGAAGTCGAATGGGTGGACAGCGCGGGACAAACGGCATCCGCGCGCGCCGATACCGGCAAATTTTGGTTCATGGCGAATACGACCAGAAGCTATCAGACGCGTTGGCGTGCCTATGACTGGACGAACGCACCCGGCAACTGGTCGAGCTATAGCGGATCGGTGACACCGGCTGCGACGTCGTCTGCACCTGCAAACCCAAGCAGTGTCAGCGCATCGGCGATTCCGAGTGGTTTTGTGGTTTCATGGTCAGCGCCATCAAACTTTGATTATGACTATACCGAAATTTCGATCGATGGTGGTAGTACAGTTATTGACACTGCAAAAGGTAATCGAAAATATGTTTTCCATCCTGTTTACAGTAACACTACAGTTCATGTAAGACACGTTAACACATCGGGATTGAAATCATCATGGATTAGCTCTGGAACGTTCACCAGAATCGGAACCATTGATAATTATTATATGTTGCTTGGAACAAGTGCTAGCGATCTACTCGGAGTCTTGCCATATATTAATTGGCAAATGACTTTGACATGGATTTGCGATAACAACGCAACAGGAGTTACCATAGATATTAATGGAACTACTTTTACAGGTATCGATTTTGTTGCAGGGGCTGCAATGAGTTTAACGGCAGGTGCTTCTGCATCCGGTAGTGCTGTATCGGTGACAAAAACTGGTGGTTTGTGGCGTCGCGCCGGTGCCACAATTTCCGTTACGAGGTCCGCTTGACACCATCGGCGAGCTATGGCATATTCCAATTATAGACAACATGGGTGAAACCCAATGACCAAGAGGAAATGCAAAATGACACTCTACGGCACAAACAGCGACGACTTTCTGATCGTCAACACAGGCACCACTGATGTTTTCGCGCGCGGCGGCGATGACATCATTCTGTCCAGCACCGCCGACGACTTCAAGGTGGACGGCGACAACGGCTTCGATATTTTCGAGTTTCAGTTGTTTGCCGGTCAAAATTTCACTATGAATGAAACCGACGCCGACCGAACCGTGATCAAGATTTTCGAGGATGGCGAGCAAGTCCAGAAAATCGTTCTTCTGGACGTTGAACAAGTCGACTGGTGGATGGTTGCATGAACGTTGATGACGACTACCTGAAGCGCTTCGCCACACAGGTCCGCGGCCGACCGGCGGAAATCCCGCTGAACGGTTACGAGCGACCGGCGCCGGCAGTGATGACGATCGACGATCCGGACGGAACCTATTTGTCCGTATCATGGAAGGACGATTATGAATCGCCCTATGATGCCGTCCAGGGTGCCGACAAGCGGGAAACGTTCGTCATCCCCATGCGCGGCGCGCAACAGGTTGGATCGGTCGGATACCGCTTCGCCGGATTGATCACGCTGGACGACCTGCGGTCCTGGTATCGCCGGAAATTCGATCTGGACGAACCATCGTCCGAGACTGACGGGAGCGTCTGATATGGCCGGTGACATTCCGCGATATGACACAGGACAGCGCATCGGCGATACTTTCGCAGTGGTGTTCTCGTTTCGCTTGACTGATGGAACGTTGAAATCGTTTGCGTCGTCGACTGCTGTCTTTCATGCGCAGTCGGGCGGCGACACGATGCATTATGAAAGCGGTGTCGATTCGGAAATCACCATTGTTGATGTCGGCGATAGCGACAAGGGACCGGGCGGCACTGATTGCGGGATTATGGTCGAATTACCTTACACGCAGACCGACACATGGATCGATGACCAGCGATGGTTTTATGAAGTCGAGGAATGGACAGACCCGGCGGGGAGTCAGCGATACACGCTCATCGACGGCGTCATTACCGCGAAGTTAGGGGTTGTCGATGGCAACGATTAAGTCGGTCGAAGTTCGCGTCCAGTCATCGATCAAGTCTGTCGAAGTCGGCGGCGGTATTCCTGGTTCACCTGGAACAGACGGCACAGATGGTGCAGACGGCGTGTCGATCACTGGTGCGTCCATTAACGGTTCCGGCCATCTGATCCTGACGTTGTCATCCGGTGGACCGATCGATGTCGGTTTGGTCGTTGGCGCTGATGGTACTGACGGAACAGATGGCACCGATGGTGCTGACGGTGTGTCTATCACTGGTGCCATGGTTGACGGTTCCGGTCACCTTATCCTTTCCCTGTCCACGGGCGACACGGTTGACGCAGGTCTAGTTGTCGGCGCCGATGGTACTGACGGCACGGATGGCGCCGATGGTGTGTCGATCACAGGGGCCACGGTCGATGGATCGTATCATCTGATCCTGACGCTCTCGTCGGGCGGGCCGATCGACGCCGGCTATGTCCGCGGCCCGGCCGGCGCAGGAACGGGGGATGTGCTTGGTCCGGCTTCCGCCGTCAACAACAACTTTGCCGCATTCGACACCACGACCGGAAAGGCGATCAAGGACAGCGGGTCCAGCGCGTCGTCGTTTGCCACGGCTGCGCAGGGTACGAAGGCAGACAGTGCCGTCCAGCCGGGCGACACGCATGCGGCATCCTCGAAAGCAACGCCTGTCGATGCCGATGAAATCGGCCTGCAGGACAGTGCGGCCAGCTACGGCCTCAAGCGTCTGACCTGGGCGAACCTCAAGGCAACGCTCAAGACCTATTTCGATGCGCTCTATCAGGCTGCCAGCTCAAAGCTGACCGACATTGCCGCGCTTGCTGTCACCGATGGGAATTTCATCGTCGGCAACGGAACGACATGGGTTGCGGAGAGCGGCGCGACCGCTCGGACTTCGCTTGGCCTTGGCACAGTCGCCACGCTCAACACCGGCACGGGTTCGGGCAATGTGCCCGTGCTCGACGGCTCCGGCAAACTGGTGACGTCGATCCTGCCGGCGATGGCCCTGACCGACACCTTTGTCGTCGCCAGCCAAGCCGCGATGCTTGCATTGTCCGCAGAGCAGGGCGATCTTGCGATCCGGACAGACGTCAACAAGAGCTTTGTGCTATCGAGCAACAACCCTTCGACGCTGGCTGACTGGAAAGAGCTTCTGACGCCGACTGACGCCGTGCTGTCTGTCGCCGGGCTGACGGGCGCGATCACCGCCTCGGGGCTTCGGTCGGCGCTCAATCTTGTGATCGGGACGGATGTTCAGGCAAAGAGTGATTTGCTTACGGCCATCGCCGGACTTGGCGCCAATGGCCTCGTCGCGCGCACGGCATCCGGAACGGCTGCTGCACGCACCATCACCGGCACGACGAACGAAATCACCATCACAAACGGCGACGGCGTCTCTGGGAACCCGACGGCCTCTCTACCTGCGGTCGCCAAGCCTTACGGCAAGCATGCGGTTCCAATCCCGGCTGGTGCGATGAAGGCGCGCACGACCAATGGCGCGGCGTCTGGCACGGTCGAGATGACGACCAACAAAAACATGGTGACCACGCTCGATTTCGACGCATCGACGCAGGAATTCGCACAGTTTTCCATCTTCATGCCGAAGTCATGGGATGAAACCACGATAACCTTCGTCCCGCATTGGAGCCATGCGGCGACGTCGACCAATTTCGGCGTGGTGTGGCAGCTGCATGCGGTTGCGGTTTCCAATGACGATTCGCTGGATGTGGCGTTCGGCACCGCGCAGACATCGACCGACACGGGCGGCACGACGAACGATTTCTATTCCGGCCCTGAAAGCTCGGCCATCACGATTGCCGGCACGCCGGCCGAAAACGACATGGTGATGTTCCAGATCGCGCGCGTCCCCACAAACGGATCGGACACGATGGCAATCGATGCAAGGCTGCACGGCATCACGCTCTACATCACGACAAACGCGGGGAATGACGCCTAATGTTCATGCTTCAGAAGATGCACGCGCTGGCGGCTAGCGGCTCGGATGGCGCATCATACGTTGCCAATGCCGTCGATTTCGACGGAACGAATGACTATCTGACGCGAGGCGCGGGACTTACCGGGGCGTCGGACTCCTCAACGGGGATATTCTCTGCATGGCTTCGGTTTGATGGTTCCAACGGTGCGGACCAGCATATCTTGAAGGAAAGCACGTCTGCTTGTGTCGAGGTTATCCGTAATAGTATTGATAACTTGCAATTCCAGTTGCGAAATGAGGCGCAGACATCAAGGTTGCTCGTTCGAACTAGCCTCACTTATGCGAATTCAGGGACATGGTATCACCTATTAGCGTCATGGAACACCAACTTTGCCGCAGGTGCAAAGCTACGCCATATATACATAAATGATGTGTCCGACGTAGGCACTGTTGTTGATTCTGACGCCGCCTTTAATGTTGATTACACCCAGACCAATTGGTCTGTTGGTGCCAGCACCGCCGGGGCTTCAAAGTTTGACGGGTGCATGTCTGAGGTTTTTTTCGCGCCGGGCCAGTACCTGAATTTCAGCATTCAAGCCAACCGACGTCTGTTCATCAGTGCGACGGGCAAGCCGGTTAGCCTTGGCGCCACCGGGTCATTGCCGACAGGAACGGCGCCGCTGGTCTATCTGAAGGGCGACAGCACCGCATTCAACGTGAACAGCGGGACGGGCGGCAATTTCACGCTAACCGGATCTCTCACGGCCGCATCCACAAGCCCAAGCAGCTAAAGAAAAGTAACACATCATGACACGTCAATTCATAGTCGGTTCCGGTCAATCCAACGCTCTCGGTGGCGACGGTGGCACGGGAGGTGATCAAACCATCAACCCGCGTGTGAAGGTCTGGAACGGGTCGGCGTGGGTGGTAGCGATGCTTGGTGTTGCGCCGTTCGCGACAGATGTTCCGATCCGGAATAATGCGATCTGGCATTTCTGCAAAAAACTGCAGGAGCGGGAAGACTGCGACGTCTATCTAGTCCTATCAGCCAAGGGAAACACGCCGATCGCCGATTGGCAGGCGCCATCAGGTCCGGAATGGGTCAAGCTGAACACGGCTGTCCAAGGCGCCGCGGCGTCGTCGGAATTGGTCGGCAAGCCGGTTGATTATTTCATCTGGTTCCAAGGCGAAGCCGACGGGTCCAACCCCAACTATAGAGCCGACTTCGTCGCCTTTCGGGAAGCTGCAAAAGCGGCCGGATGGATGACGCGGGACACTCCGGTTCTTGCCGGCGAAATCCTGAACAAGAACGCTTTATCCTATACGGCAATCAAGGGGATGAGCGACGATTTCCCGTGGTTCCGAATGGTGCCAAACAAGGGCGCCGATCGCGTCGGATATCCCGGCAGCGCGCATTTCACGGGCGACGGCTACGCTTATTATGGACGCAGCCTGTTCTATCCCGCTTCGCTGATCACGCCGAAGTTACCGTAGTTCCCAAGCGCAGGTTTCGACGCTGGCGACAGTCTCGCAGGTCTGGCGGGAATTACCCAAGACCATCTGCGCGATGGCGGTCCAGATGATGACGGCGAGGATGATAGCGATCACCCAAGGTGCGAATTTGTCGGTCATGTCTGTTTGCTCCGTGTTGTCTATAACTGGAATATTCCATAGATCGCCGATGGTGTCAACGGTCTAAATTGCCATGCCGCGCTTTTTATGCGATACCGTTTGCATTGTCGGTTCCGGAGCGTTTCCCATGGATAAAGCCAAGTTCTTTGCATCTGTCCGATCGTCCTTGTTTGGCGGTAGCCTGACCGGCGACCAGGTCAAAGGGATCGAATCGATCCTGAATGAATGGATCAAAGGCGGATACGATGATGAACGTCGATTGGCTTACATTCTCGCGACGGCACATCACGAAACAGGCGCTAAATTCGTCGCTTCCGTCGAGAACCTGAATTACTCGGTTGATGGTCTGATGAAGACGTTCGGCCGGCATCGGATCAGCGCAACCGACGCGCGCCGTTACGGTCGGTCTGGATCGCAGCCAGCCGATCAGAAAGCTATCGCAAATCTGATTTACGGCGGAACGTGGGGTCGGGATAATCTCGGTAACACCAAGGCCGGCGACGGCGCAATGTTTATCGGTCGTGGTTTTGTCCAGATCACAGGTCGCGCCAATTACGCCAAATACGGATTGACCGACAACCCTGCCAGCGCAGCCAATACCGACGTCGCAGCGCGCGTGGCAGTGGATGGTATGATCAACGGTCGGTTCACCGGCCTGAAGCTCGGACAGTTCTTTGATCACGACACCGACGATCCGGTCGGTGCGCGCAAGATCATCAATCCGGACAAGAACGGCGCCGATATCGCGGTGTATCACCGCAAGTATCTTGCAGCGCTAAAGGCGGCTGTGTGATGCTTCCTGCTAGCCTATGGGAATATATCAGCCGCAGCACGCTAAAGCGTGAATTTGCGACGCTGTCGTTTTTCCTATGGATGGGTTGGGGTGGTCATCTGACGCAACGGCTTCCGATTACTCAAGTCGTTCCGGATGCGGCGCTGTCAATGTGGGGTTCATTGACGCCTTACATGTTCGCCCTGGTGACGGCTGTCTTTACTCAAGACTGGATCAGCAAACAGACGACGATCGCCGGACCGCCGATGAACACCGAAATCAAGACCGAAACAACCGTATCAGACGGATCGGCGACGACGTCGACCACGTCTGAACATATACCGGAGACGAAACCATGATCTCCAAATGGCTCGGAATTCTGGCAGCTGCAGCGGCTTTGACCGTTGTCGCTATCTTCGTCGCCAAACAGTGGCAGGAAGCGACCACACGGGCGGCTGTATCCGAAGAACGGCGCGAACGGATGTCCGATGCAATCGAACTGATCAGGACGTCTGACAAAGCCCTGGACGTCGCCCGCAAAGCATCCGATGCCGACCTGTGCCGTGAGTTAGGTGGAGTCACAATTGATGGAGCGTGCCAATGATCGCCCGTGTCAGCCTGTTATGCGCGGCGCTAGCCGTTTTGTCCGGATGCGGCACAGCAACGGTCAAACCCGCGTCCGATGTTTCAGGCGCAGGTTTCATTCAACTCACACCGAACGCTGCGTCTAGGGCACACATGATCGCTAACGATCGCTCCTTTGCCGAACAGGTGGTCGTCAACCGCTCTGCTTGTGCTGCCGCTCCGCTCTGTCGGAAGTGATTTTTCACGTCCATGATTAGGATGGTATCCGAATATGATCTCGGCTGCCTTACGAACCAGAACGGCCTCATTGAAATCTGTGTAATAACCTAAGATTGTCTTTCCTGAATCAGTATTTATTGCTGCTATCCATTTCTAGTTTCGATAGTTCGGTTCTTTCTATTTGTTCTAATGGTTACATCCCTTAAATTAGTAATTCGATTGTTAAATGTGTTACCGTCTATATGATCTATCTCCCCTTTAGGCCATTCTCCGAAACACATACACCATATTACTCTGTGTGTTTTATAGTTCTTATTTAGAAAATTTACATTTAAATACTTTTTGTCAGACGACAGTTTCCATATTTCTTTGTTTGCGTATCTTTTATTCCACCTTTTCCATTCTTTTACATGCGGAAAGTATTTAAATGGGCGCTCACGCCAAAACAGTTTTCCTGTTACGAAATCGTAATTGAGAATTTCCCATAAATCTGTAAACGTGAGTTCAGCCATTTGCGGACCTCCTTCAAAGGTTGGCTTGGTTAGAGCGGTCCGTATGTCTCACCATCGGACCGCTCGCCTTTATTATCATTTACACAAACGTCTCACAAGCTGCGTTGCTACAACCCGCATTAAATGATACAACCAACCAACCGAAGGAAACCCTTATGGCTTTCGAAACCATTCCCGATATCGTTTCAGCTGGTGTCGAAGCGCAAGCGCTGATCGATAAGCACCTTGCGAAAGCTTATTCGGCCGCCGAAACCCTGATCCGCGTCACCGAACGCGGTGTAGAGGAAGGCATGATTCAGGGGATCGAAGCAAAGACGATCATCGGCGATGCTCGCGCAGCTGCCGGTATCGTCGGCGCCGCTGCTGCTGCTGCGTTCGGACGACTCCATAGATTGCAGACCGACGCATGCGTTGCGGCCGGCGTCGATCTTGGGTCCGTGACGAACGCAGGCGGTGTCACGATCGGCGGTGTCTCTGTCATGGGTGGAGCGCGCTGATATGAATAGCCCTTGGACCTATGCATTGATCGCTGTCACGTTCATTGCGCTTGCCTGTTCCGCGCAGGTTCCAAGGGCTTGGCGATGGATCGGAATCGGCGGTCTGTCGTTCTTTATCAGCACGCTTTTTCAGGACTTTTCCAGTCGAACCGACCTGCAGCCGTTCGTTACGCTCGGCTGCGATGCGTTGGTGTGCCTGGCAATATACCGCTGGCACCGTGA